TACTGTATACAAACCAGCGAGCACTTTGCCTGACCCTACTCCCGAACCCGGCTATGGTTTCCGTTATATTATGACGCACATACTTGGTAAGGCAGATCACACTCGCTTGTCCCGCATGAGACGAGATGGGTGGGAACCGGTCAAGGCGGCTGACCATCCTGAGTTAATGATTGAAGGTAATGCCGAAGGCAACGTTGAAATTCAAGGGTTGATACTCTGTAAAAACTCAATTGAAAACATCAAAGCCTATGATGAGTATTATGCAAAACAAGCAGCAGATCAGATGGACTCAGTCGACAACAGTTTCATGAAAGACAATGATCCAAGAATGCGTAAGTTCTCAGAGCGCACCTCTAGCACTACCCGCGGACTTGGATTTGGTGCAGGTTCTAAGTAAATTTTTTTAGGAGTCCTTAAATGGCTTACCCAATCGTTTCAGCCCCTTACGGGTTTAAAGCGGTCAGTGAGTTCGGTGGTCTACCCTATGCTGGTTCTACCCGCATGTATCCCATCGCCACTGGCTACTCTACCAACTTGTTCAATGGTGACATTGTTCAGTTGTCTGGTGGTACTATCGTTGCCACTACTATGTCTGCTGCCTCTTCTCCTGCTACTCCAGTAGCCGGTACATTGGGCATCTTCGTTGGCGCAGAGTACACAAACTCTTCAAGCCAAATCGTTCGCGGTCAATACTGGCCCGCCAGCACATCATCTAACTACGCAGTTGGATATGTGATTGACGATCCCCGTACCGTGTTCAAAGCTGCTGTTGTTGCGCAAGGTACTTCCTTGTCTAACACTGCTTCTACAATCGGCTATGTGAACGCCACTTTCATTGGTACTAACATGTATGCCATCACTGGTACTGCTGGTAGCACCATTACGGGTGACTCCGCAATGGCCGTGTCTGGTGCAGTTGTTTCTTCTGGTACTTCTGGTAACACACGTATTGCAACACTGTTGCCTTGGCGCGTTGTTGGTATTGTGCCTGACACAGCCGTTACAGTTACAGCTACTGCTTCTACTTCTGGTTCAAGCACAACTGTTACATTGACTGCTGCTAACTCAGCCATCCAACCCGGTATGCAATTGATCGCTCCCGGAGGCACAGGTTCTGCACAAGGTAACTACATCTCTGTTGTTACAGTGTCTGGAACTACCGTGACTGTAAACAGCGCCGTTACTTTGGCCGCTGGTTCTGCAGTTTCTTTCGTTGGTTATCCCGAAGTATTGGTCACATGGAATGCTACATTCCAAGGCATGACTAACACTGCTGGTGTATAAGGAGTAATTTAAAATGGCTATTTCACGCGCACAACTATTAAAAGAACTCCTTCCCGGATTGAACGCATTGTTCGGTTTGGAGTACGCCCGCTACGGCGAAGAGCATAAAGAAATCTACGAGACAGAGAAATCTGAGCGTAGCTTCGAAGAAGAGACCAAACTCTCTGGTTTCTCCGCTGCTCCAGTCAAGCCCGAGGGCACAGCATTGTCATATGACAATGCACAGGAAGCTTTCACAGCTCGTTATAACCACGAGACCATTGCTCTTGGATTCTCAATCACTGAAGAGGCGATTGAGGATAACTTGTACGACAGCTTGTCTGCTCGTTACACCAAGGGTCTTGCTCGCGCTATGGCTTATACCAAGCAGGTTAAAGCTGCGGCAGTTTTGAACAACGGCTTCAACGCTACCATCGTTGGTGGTGACGGACAACCTTTGTTCTCTACAGCTCACCCCTTGATCTCTGGTGGCACCAACGCCAACACTCCTTCTACTCCTGCTGACTTGAACGAAACTTCTCTTGAGAATGCCGTTATTCAAATCGCTGCATGGACAGATGAGCGTGGCCTCTTGATTGCCGCACGTCCCAAGAAACTCATTGTTCCCCCAGCATTGATGTTCGTTGCTACTCGCCTCTTAGAGACAGAGTTGCGCGTTGGTACAAACAACAACGACATTAACGCATTGAAGAACAATGGTTCCATCCCCGAGGGTTACACTGTCAACCACTTCTTGACAGCTCCCAACGCATGGTTCTTGACTACTGACGTGCCAAACGGTATGAAGCACTTTGAGCGTGTACCACTCCAAAACTCAATGGATGGAGACTTCGACACAGGCAATGTGCGTTACAAATCTCGTGAGCGTTATAGCTTTGGCTATTCCGACCCACTCGGTATGTACGCATCATACTAAAATCAAGCATTTAGCTAGATTTGAAGGGCCCTTCGGGGCCCTTTTCTTTTGTTTAAACTTGTGATACAATTACCTGTAACTAAGTCACAGGAGTATTAAATGGATTACCCAAGCACAAGAGAAGAAGCAAAGAAAACCGGCAGTAAGTACTATTTCACTGGACACCCTTGCAAACACGGACATATAGCTTTGCGCAAAACCAAAGGCGCATGTGTTGAGTGTTTAAAAGTTGAGTGGACCAAAGGCAATGAGACACGGGCAGAGTACTTTAAACAATACAACCAACGTGAAGACGTAAAAGATAAAAAGAATGAATGGTATTTAGAACACAAAGAACAAGTAATAGATGCGGCAAAAACACGTCCAATAGAAGTCAAACGTGAATACCAAAAAGCATGGAAAGAACGGAACATAACATGGGTACGCGCTGATACAAAAGCACGCAGACGCAAACATAGAAACGCCACACCCAAATGGCTAACCAAAAAAGAAAAAGCTGAAATCCGCGAACTTTATAAAATTGCTATAACCATGTCTAAAACAACTGGAGAACAATATGTAGTTGACCATATTGTTCCTTTGCGGGGTGATGGTGTTTGCGGGCTCCACGTACCTTGGAACTTACGTGTTATAACCCAAGAAGAGAACCTAAAGAAGTCAAACAAACTAATTTGATTTGTCACAATGTTTCAGTAAGATGAGGTTGCAGCACCCCTGACTGCATAAATTTTTGGAGCACAAAATGTTTACTTTTAGTATTGAATCAGACGTGACAGGATCAGCGATCAGTTTTAAATCAAGCAACTTGGAAGTCATTACTAGACTCATGACACTCGTGGGCAATGTAGCAGATGCCGAGTTGGATGATGCCGAAGAAGTTGAAGAAATTGGCGGTATTGAAGTTGAGGAACTTGAGTTTGACGACGAAGGTTTTGCTTGGTGGTATGACGCCGACTATGATGAGTGGTACTGGTATAACGAAGAGGAAGACCTCTGGGAAGAAGCCGAGTACGAAGAAGATGCAGAAGACGAAGAGTCTGACGCTGAGTGATCTAGGGGGCTACGGCCCCCATTTTTTTACGTCTCTTTTTCTGTAATGCGTTTTGCAATTCGTAGTGCAATATCCTGTGGCAGTTGGAACAAAGCACAATACATTTTTTAACTTCTTCAAAAGCCTTTTTGTAAGATCCCATACGCGCCCACTCATGTACGCCTTTGATTTTGGTCTTTGGGTCTACGTGGTGAAAGTCAATAACGGCGGGGTGTTTGAACCCGCATTGAACGCAAGATAGCGTGTTTTTAAATTCTTTCCACGCTTTTTTCTTGTCTTGATTTGATTTAACTAAGCGTTTATCCCCAGCGGCTTTATTTTTTTCGTAGTGCTTTTTGGAGTATTCTTTGTGCTTGGCTTTGCGAACTTCAGGGTCTTTATACGGCATGGAGTATCTTCTTTCTCCAGTACAAAGTGCCCTTTGCACCCCAAGGTTCAGTGGGGTTGAACATCTTAAAACCAGAACCAATTAAATTATTTGCAGATGCAGGGTTATCGTATGTATCCGATATAACCCAATTCATTCCCAGCGCCCGTGCCTTTTGTAGCCGTACCCGAATAAGTTTTTTTTGCAGTCCATGCCCACGATGGGCGTTAAGAACTCCAGCACGACACAGGTACATGCAATCAATCCAACGAGTAGAAGGAACCATCCCACAGAAACCAGCCAAATTACCGGACTCAGTATAAAGAATCCACCAGTGGCCATAGTGAGTCGCATGTAGGGTATCTCCGGGTAGACAGGTTTTTTGAAGGTGACGAAGCTGCTCTTGTATGCCAAGATTTGTAGTATCAACTTGACGAGCGCTATAGTTCATGCACCTGAATGTAACTTTTTCAAATGACAACTAAATTACTGTTGACATCTTAACAGAATCGTGTATATTAAGGGCTATCTAGGTTTTTTCTCTTGCCGGCAGCCCGCCTAGGGGTCACGATGCAACGATTGGCAAGAGGCTTTTGCATAAGGAATTATCATGGCACGCAGTACCTTTGAAGGCCCAATCCTATCGGGCGACAACCGTTTTGGACCCCAACGCGACGTTGGAACAGTTCTCTTAACTCAAAACGCGTTTTTGGATTTCTCAGTAACAACACCCGGAACTACCAACTACGGTGGCGCATCAGGTACGTTTGTTTCTTCTAATGGCATTCCCAACAACATCGGAACCATTTGGACACCCCAGTCTGGCGTGTTCAGCAACAGTGGCCCCACAACAGCTTCTGCTCCTACAGCCGATGCAACAGGTACTAATTACCGCGGTGCCGTGTTCTTGATCCCCGCCGGATCAAACATCATTGACGTTATCATTGACCAAGGTACAACACCTACCGATGGCACAAACGCTGTTACATCAACACAACCTTACATTTCCAACAACTTTGCAACGTCTGCTGGCGTGTATGCTACTTCTGCGGCTATTACAGCCGCAGGCCGTACAAGCGCTACTTACACAGCGACTCAGTTGGACAATGCTAACGGCACACTGCAAGATGTTCAGAACATTCAGCCCGGTCAGCAACCCACATGGTTCTCTCAAGTTGTTGTGACTTTGAAGATGACAGTGGCAAGTTTGACTTCTGTTAACGCTGGTCAATTCAACATTACCATCCGTTACACACAAGCTGATCCTAACATCGGTAACGCTACAACTTACCCCTACGGTAACTTTGACTGATCTTCTGGGGGCTTCGGCCCCCGTCTTTAATTAAGGAGATTATTCATGGCAGCACAAAGCTCAAGTGGAATTCCCGGTACAAATAACCAGTGGACTTCCATTACTCGCGAAGCAAGAACAGAACCTTTTGACCTGCAAGTTGCACGTGGTCAAATTGGTGGTCATTCTGTAGTTAGTATTTTTGGATACCAAGCATCCGTTGGTACAACTTCGACCCCCGTTTGGGAAAACGCATCTACTTACACATACCCAACAAGCGCATCCACTTTGACAGTGGTGAGTTCATCTACATCGGATGTTTCTCCCGCTGCAGTATTTGTTAATGGTTTGGATGCCAACTTTAATCCTATTTCTGAAGTTGTTGTACTAAACGGAACAACTGGCGTAACGACTGCAAAATCGTATTTCCGAATCAACGGTCTAAATATGGTTGGCGTTGCTTCTGGTCAGACTTCCAATGTTGGAACTATTACCATTAAGCAGTCTACAAACACGCTTGCACAGATTAACGCAGGTATTGGCAAGTCACAAAGTACCATTTACACGGTACCCGCAAACAACACGTTCTATTTGGACATTGCTGAAGTCAACTCATCAAACAGTTACACAAGCAGCACAATCATCACTTACAAGGTTCAAGCAACCAACAATGTGACGGGTGTGACTACAACTGTTTTGCAGCAACCATTTGTGGCAATTTACACTATCAACAGATCTACTGTGCCTTTTGCATACACTGAAAAAACTGACATTCAATGGCAGTTGGCTACAAGTACAAGCACGGTTGCCGCTGGTGTTGTTATTGCCGGTAAACTAATTGCAAATGCATAATCATGGCTAAGTCACCTGCATGGCAACGCAAGGAAGGGAAGAACAAGAACGGTGGCTTAAACGCCAAGGGTCGGGCATCCGCCAAGAAGCAAGGGATGAATTTAAAACCTCCACAACCAGAGGGCGGCTCAAGAAAGAAATCGTTCTGCGCCCGAATGGAAGGGGCGAAGAAGAAACTAACTTCTGCGAAGACAGCCAACGACCCAAACAGCCGGATTAACAAAAGCCTTCGGGCATGGAAATGCTAAATGACAAACGCACACGACGCTAAAAACATGGTAGATGGCGCCGCCGTAGTGATTGGGCTTGGCGGTTTCATGGAGTGGTTTCCACCCATTGTTGCATTGATTGGCGGTATACTGACCATTATTTGGATGACAATTCGGATTTGGGAAACAGACACAGTTAAACAGCTAACTGGAAGAGCAGGAGAGAAAAGTGCCTTCGACCAGTAAAAAGCAGCACAATTTCATGGAGATGGTGGCGCACAACCCAGCGTTTTCCAAGAAAGTAGGAGTCCCACAAAGCGTGGGTCAAGAGTTCAGTAAAGCGGACAAAGGCCGCGCATTTAAACAAGGTGGAAATATGGAAAAGCATGAAATGCACAAACATCACATGAAGATGGCTCATCATCACTTGAAAGAAGCGATGAAGCACGGTGGTCACGTCAAGAAGATGGCTACTGGTGGCGAAGTAACTGGTAAGCACGGCGTTGAAGAAAAGCGCGGTATGACCACTGCCAAGATGGGCAAAGTCAAAGAAGGCGGCATTAAAGCTCACGGCGAGCATGCAGTTCAAGAGCGCGGCCACACACGCGCTATGATGCCAAAGATGGCTGGCTCAACAACTGGCATGAAGCGTGGCGGTAAGACCCACCACAAGAAATAAGGAGTTTGTCATGCACAGCAAACATCACGAACATCACAAGCACGTTCACCCCGCTGGTCATGAGCATCCTCACCACCATGA